GCATGGCCCGCAGTGCGTCGATCTTGGTCAACGTCGAGAACTTGTGCCCAACCAGCACCTCGGTCGGCTCCCAGCCTTCATCGCCTTCGCTGTAGATGCGGATCAATGCAGCCGGATCCTCAGGGGTGGCGTCGATGCTGAACTCGGTCCCGGGAACACCAAGCGTACCCTCGCGCATCACGTGCTCGATTCGGCCGCGAGCAGTGCCGCCGCTGCTGTCCCATTGCACAAAGTCACCCTCGGATAGGTCCCCTGGTTCGGCACGTTCGCCGTCGCCTGTTGCCTCTTCAAACATGATCGGATTGAAGTCATGCTCGCCCAGCCAGTTGCGCGCCTCGGCTGGGGTGTATTGCGCGCTGCTAAATCGGATCGCCTGGATCTCGCTTTCGCCTCCCTTGATGCCATAGATGAAGTCAATGCCCGGACCGCCGGCACCATTTTCGCGGCGAAGCGAATCGTACTGATCGGGATCCGTCAGTCTTGCAGCGTGCTCATTCGGATAGGGGCGCTCCATCTCCATAGCGCTTCTGTCTTGTAGTGCCTTGATTCTATCCGCTTTGCCATTAGACCAGCTCTGGCCAGCATCGCCACCCCATGCCGCCCATGCCACACGCCCCGGCGATGGGTAGCCATCCTCGTCAGGGCTGAAGCCTTCGCCCTGCTTGTCCACCTCATGCCGCGCAAACCACGCCGCCATCGTGATCACGGTCTCGGGTGACAGCTCATCACCCGACAGGATCTGGCTCGCCCGGGTGGCTGCCACCTCGGTGCCACCCGGCTCGCCATCAGCCTTCCACTCGCGGTAGCGCTCCGCTTCGGTGCGCATCCCATCGGTCGGCATCAGGTCGATCTCGGTGCCGTTGACGTTCGCCATCAATCCTCTGGATCCTCCAGTGGATCCTCGAGCACCGATAGCTCCTCGTACTCCTCCTCCTCCATTGGTGATTCGGTATCGTCAAACGGATCAATCGAGCCGGCTGGTCTGACTTGAGTCAAGCCTGCTTGGCTCACCTCACTCGGGTCGGTGTCGAGCACGATGTCCATCTCATCCAGCTTGGCCAGTTCTGACTGACGCTGTGCGAGCACATCATCCAGATCGCCGCCCTGCTCGCTGATCACCTGGGCCAGCGTCTTGAAGCCACACCTCACGGCCGCCTTGTAGGCATCCACCTCGCGCTGCGGATCCACCCACTCCCAACTCCTTGGCACCCACTTGCTGGCCCGGTAGCGGTCAGGATTGGTTTCATAGCCCGGCAACCTCAACGCACCGCCGAGCACCGCCATCTCGAGCCATGCCTCAAATACCGGCTGATGGAAGTTCTCGATCATGTAACGCTGCAGCACCCGATAGGTGTCGCGCTCCTCGAGCAGGCTCAGCCGGCTGCTGCTGTAGTTGCTCTCGCTGAAGTTCTTGCTGATGCTCTCAAAGCTCACGCCCACGCCAGCCGCCACGGCACGCAGCATCGACCGCGTGAACGGCTCAAGCTGGCCATCGGGTGAGTTCAGATCCGGCACCGTCACGCTCTCGCCTGGCGCCAGATACTTGAACACGCCTGGCGTGAACTCACTCACGCGCTCGCCTTCGTAGATCTCATCACCAACCAGCTCGCCCTCCGGCGATTGGATGAATCCCATCAGCGCGCTGCTCGCCCGCGCCCGTACCACCTCGGCCTCCTCATAGCCCTGCAGCATGTGAAGCCGCATCAATGCCGACGCGAACCACGTCACGCCCCTGGTCTGGCCCGGCCGCTCAGGCAGGAACAGATGGATCACCTCATCAGCAGGAACACGGATCCGCCGGCCATTGGTCCGCGGGTTGCCCGCATAGGTGTCGCCCGGATGGTTGGCATAGAAGTGGTAAGCCTGCGGCCGCAGGTAGCCATCCACCTCGATGCCCATCCGAACCGTGTTGCCGTCCGCCGCCTGCGGCACGTCATCGTCGATCAGATAATCCGCCTCCAGGATCTGCAGCGCAAACGGCACCTGCGAATCACCGAACGGCCTGCGGATCATGCGCACGAACACCTCACCCGACTCCGCCATGCTGCGCGCCAGCAGTCGCTCGATGTCGTGGAAGCCCAGCAGCCCGCTCACATCACAGCGGCTCTTGTGCATCCACCGCTCCCATTGCTCATGGATCTGGCCGTTGATCACCTCATCCAGCCGCCCACCGCCGAGCATCTTCACCTGACCTTGATGCCGGATGCCGTGTCCGATCACGTTGTTCTGGATCGCGCGCACTGCCTGCCTGGCGTAGTCGTTGTCACGCACCAACTGCCGCGCACGGTTGCGCAGTGACTTAAAGCTGGACTTGATCTCGCTGTCTGCGCTGGTGCCACTCGTCACCCAGTCCGCCGTCAGCCGGTTCACCCGTGCGCCCTGATAAGCGCGACGCTTGGGCCGCAATGGCTCAAATCCCATCGCCCGGAACAGTTGCGTGCGCAATCCCATCAGAACCTCACGAATAGGTTGTGGGGGTTGCCGAGCCCATTGGCGATCAGGTCCGCCATCTGCTCACGCTTCACCTCAGCCTTGAGCTTACCCTCGAGCTGGAGCAAATCCGCCATGTCGTACTTCTTGAGGCTGCGGTTGCCGATCGTGTACTCCTTCGCAACACCACCAGCAACGATCGCCCGGATCGCTGCCTGCACCGCGTCAAGGTCCTGCTGTGCCTGCGACCGGCCATCAACCGCGCCAGGTGTGCCGCTATAGCTCAGGCTCCGCAGCACAGTCAGCTGACCCGAGCCCATCGTCACTGTGCTGCCAGTCTTGGTCGCGACTGCCTGCCAGAACCATGTCCCAGCATCGAACCCCGTGCTGGTGCCCGCGGCAATCGTGAACTCCCACCCGGTCCCGTAAGCAGTGCCGACCACTGTCGAGCCTTCGCTTGCCGTGTTCGTCCGCAGGTAGTACGTCAGCACATAGTCAGAACTGCTGATCGCATTGCCCAAATTGTCAGCACCAGGAACATCCCGCCACTGGATCGTGTCGCCTGCCCGGATCTCGCTAGGGATGTTCACGGCCTACCAGTTGCTGACAAAGCCAGTGGCCCCGGTTGGGGTCTGCTGTTTCGATCTTAGCGGCTTCTTCTTCTTGCCTGCTCCCTCCAGCCTTTTCTCCAGCTGGTCCCACATCGTCCGCCGGTCATAGCGCTGGTACATCCGATTAAGCGCCGCGTATGCGTAGACCAAGCAATCGAGCGCCTCATTGCGTTTGCTCGCAGGCAGCACCCATTCGCGCACCGGGAATCCATTCCGGTTGGTGCGCAACACCTGCTTCTCCGCCGTCAGCTGCTCGAAGTATTCGCTAGTGGTCTGCATGTGGAAGTGCAGGTAACCCGGGCCAGGCTCGTTGTGCTTCAGCCGACCGAACAGAGTCGTCTTCGCCGTGTCGCTACCAACCGGCCAGACCTGCGCACCACGCTTGAGGGTTTGGCCCTTGGCGTTGATGTCCACCTTGCTTGGCTTGCCGATCGGTGGTTTGCCTCGCTGGCTTTGGCCCTTGATTGCAATCACACCCTGCCGGCCTCGTTCCCGTGCGTACTGGTAAACCTCCGCAGTGAAGTGGCCGCCAGAGTCGATCGCCACCACATCAGGCCGCAGCTTGCCACCAAGCACATGCGGCCACTCGCGCAACGCCACCTCGTCAAGCTGCTTCCACAGCTCCTGCCTCGAGGGGTCGCCGTAGATCTCCTGATGATCCAGCAGCCAACCTTCCTCATCACGACCCCATGCCCACACGCTCACCGCCAGGCGGTTGTCCTGCACGTCAACGCCAACCGTTAGCGCCAGCCCGTTCTCTGGTATCACTGCCGGCTCGAAGTGCTCGCATCGCTCCAGCAGGCCATCGGCGCTGACCTTGCTGGCATAGTCCTCCTCCCAGGTCTCGCCCAGCACGGTGTTGACCCAGGTCTTCAATCGCGGCGCATCGCTTTTCGCGCGCAAGAAGTCCTCAACCACCTCATGCCAAGACTTCCACCCGAGCGGGCTGTAGAGGCTGCTGATGTGGAAGCCCGCCGTCTTGCCGTCACCCGGGGCCGTCGCGCGCCATTCGCCAGCTTGCAGCATCCCTGTCTTGTGGTTTTCTGAGAACCGTTCGCAACAAGCCTCGCACTCGTACCGCGCTGTGCTCGGGTCATTGTCCTGGTACTTGAGCTGGGTCCACTTCAGCCACTGCATCCCACCGCAGCAAGGGCAAGGCACGAAAAAGCGGCGCTGATCGCTCAGCAGATACTCGGCCTCGATCCGGCTGAAGTCCTTCACGGTTGGCGTGCTGGTCATAAAGATCTTCCGCCGGCTGAACGTCGTGCTCCGCCGCTCGGCCAGCGTTACCGGATCGCCCTCACCATCCACGTCACCAGGGAAGGCATCCACCTCATCAAGGAAGATGTACCGACAGGGGGTAGAGCGCAGGCCGGTAGCCGAGTTGGCGCCGGTCAGAATCATCATTCCGCCGGGGAACTCCTTGCTGAACATCGTGTTGCCCGAGTCCCGGCTGCGGGCTGGCGCGATCTTTTCTGACAGCACCGGCGTGTCGCTGATCAGGCTCTCGAGACGCTGCTTGCTCAGCCGCTTCGCCATGTCAACGGTCGGCTGCACCATCAACATCGGTCCAGGCGCATGATCGATCACATAGCCCAGCCAGTTCGCACCGCCCTCGGTCTTGCCCAACTGCGCACCCGCCATCAACACCACACGCTGCACCGGGCTCGTCGTGCTCAGGCAATCCATCACCTCGCGCAGGTAAGGCGTGCGATCCGTGCGCCATGGGCCAGGCTCCGCGCTTGCTTTGCCCGACAGCACCCGATGGTTGTCAGCCCACTGGCTCACCGTCAGATCCTCCTCAAACCGCAGCGCCTCGCGACATACCTGCAGCAGATCGTCAATCGCTGATGGCGCCACTCAATCCCTCCAGTGCTTGCCCGATCTCCTTGAGCAACATCGCGTGAATCTTGGCCTGGTCAGTCTCGGCCGCCACGATAGGTGCCACACGGTCGGGGATTGTGCGCAAACTGTCGCGCACCGCCATGTGCAGCTTCGCCAGCTTCATCTTTAGCTCGGCCTTGTCGATCAGTTTGCCCGAACGCTGGTCAAACTCCAGCCGCGTCAGCCGCGCTGCATAGGCCTCGCGGATCGCCCGCGACTGCGCAAACGACGGGATCGCTGCGGCCTGGTTCTGCTGCTGCTGCTGCAGCGCCTGGTCGATCGCAGGCGCACCACCACGGCCGCCGCGGTCCGGCGCTTTGGCCGCGGCCACCTGCCGGTCCAGCTCCTGCGGATCTACCACAACCCACAACCGGCCATCCTTGCGCATGGCATCGCTGCTGAACCGGCCTTGGCCAGCCCACTTGCTGAGCTGCGTGTACTCGACCTTTCGATCCTCGGCGTATTTGCGGAGGTTCATCAATTGGAGCGCGCGGGTCGGTTATGCTCCGCCGCCTCACCGGTGGACCCGGTAGTTGCCTGCTTCGCGCGCGTGGGGTATGGCTGAGCCAACGGTGCGATCTTAGCGCGCATGTCGTCATCCAGCGGCATTAGGTAACGATGCTTGCCAGGCATTGAAACCTTTTTTGCTCCTTTGGGTATTGCCAGCTTAGCATTGCCAAAATTATGGCCAGTGTAAGCACGCTTATTCAGCCTCTTGCCATCAATCCAGTACTCAAACGTTGGCGCGCAGGTGCCAGTGTAAATCCAATTTCCTGCTTGATAAATCCCGCCATGATGATTGGCTGATGGATCAGCAAAAGAAACGATCAACCTTACACCAGGTGACTGAGATTTAAGAAAGCGAATTGCAATAGCTTTAATCCTACTAACTGGCGTTTGATGTTTTTTTAATGCAATGCGCACAAGCTCACAACACTCAGTCATTTTCAGTCCGTATGGAGAACCTAAACTTTTGTTAGCACCCCACGCAAACAATACAACTCCAATGAAAAGGCTGTTTTCCCATACACCAATTTTCACAAGTTTGCCTACTGGCAAAGTTTTGCTATAATGCCAATGCTCGCAGGCATACTTTGCAGCATCATGAGAAGCCCAGTCAATTTTTAGCTCAGATTTGTTTGATGAACTCATGGCCACAGTTCGGGCATACACAATCAGTTTCCTGCGTTTTTTTTTCGTCAAGTCGCCCTTGATCTTCTTCAGATGCAGGGGCAAACTCGAAAGGCTTGTCGAGCAAGTCACCAAGTTCAGCCTCAGTAAACCCGATCACGTCCATTTCGAAGTGATCATCTCGCAAGTCGGCTAACTCAGTCTGCAGCAGGTCCAAATCCCAGCCAGCATTCAATGCCAGCTTGTTGTCCGCAATGATGTAAGCCTTCCGTTGCCGGTCGCTCAGGTGGTCCAGTACCACAACCGGGACGGTCTTCAGCCCGAGCTCTTGCGCAGCCGCAAAGCGGCCATGACCTGCAACGATTCCGTCGTTGCTGTCCACCAAGATTGGATTGGTGAAACCGAACTCAACGATGGAAGCCGCGATCTGCGCCACTTGTTCGGCGCTATGCGTCCTTGCGTTGCGTTCATACGGCTTTAGCCGGTCTAAAGGCCATAGCTCAATGCGCTTGGCCATGGCGATTGTGATGCTTGCGTCCACTGTCATGCGCTTGTTGAGAGCCGTTCTCAGTTGGGCGGTTTCAATTGTCTCACGCTAGCGGAAAGCCGGGGTTTTCG